GAGTCCTTCCCTATTAGGTGGAAGTTATTTAAAGATTATGTTAAAAAGAACTTACCATCTGTGACTTTATACAAGCCTCAAAATCACAAGGAATGTGATATAGTGGTTGAACTAATATTAAAAAGTAGAAACAAATGAGAGTATCAGCTTGGGAACTTAGCTTAGGACTCTACCCTGGAATATTACTAGGGTTTAGATCTTATACAGAAGACATACACATTAAGAATCATGTATTATATATACCTTTTGTAGATATTTGCCTGACATTGGAGTTTACAGAGGAGGAGGAAGAATAATGAAGGATATAAGCAAAGAGATACTGTCTGAAATTACAGTACATATGAAGTATGCTAAGTTTATCCCTGAATTGAACAGGAGAGAAACTTGGGAGGAATTGATCACGCGAAATAAAGTGATGCATCAAAAGAAATACCCTGAATTAAGTGAGGATATTGAAACAGTTTATAAGCATGTATATGACAAGAGGGTATTACCATCTATGCGTAGTCTACAATTCGCTGGTAAACCAATCGAGATCTCACCGAATAGGTTATATAACTGTAGTTACCTACCTATAGATCACGTTGACAGTTTTAGTGAAACGATGTTTCTGTTACTATCTGGATGTGGAGTAGGTTACTCAGTACAGCAGCATCACGTTAAGAAATTACCATTCATAACCAAGCCGTTTGACAAACGACACAGAAGGTTCGTTATTGGTGACAGTATAGAAGGATGGGCCGATGCGGTTAAAGTATTGATTGAGTCTTATCTTGGTGGTAGACGATGTTCAGGTATTAAGTTTGATTACTCTGATATTAGAGCTAAGGGTGCTAGGCTGGTAACGTCAGGTGGTAAAGCTCCTGGACCTCAACCGCTTAAAGAATGTTTAGTAAAAGTTAAAGGTATTTTAGATACTAAAGATGATGCTTCACAACTTACAGCATTAGAAGTTCATGACATAGTTTGTCACATTGCTGATGCAGTTTTAGCTGGTGGTATTAGAAGAGCAGCTTTAATATCATTATTTAGTGCATCGGACGAACAGATGATCTCGTGCAAGGCCGGTGATTGGTGGGAATTAAACCCACAGCGTGGTAGGGCTAATAACTCTGCTGTATTGATGAGGCATAAAATAACGAAGGAGTTCTTTATGGGACTTTGGAAGCGTATTGAAGCTTCAGGAGCTGGTGAACCAGGTATCTACCTTAACAACGATAAAGATTGGGGTACTAATCCTTGTTGCGAGATTGCTCTACGTCCGTATCAGTTCTGTAACCTATGTGAGGTTAATGTTTCTGACATAGTTGATCAAGCAGATCTTAACGATAGAGTTAAAGCAGCAGCTTTCATTGGTACATTACAAGCAGGTTATACTGATTTCCATTACCTACGTGAAATATGGAAGGATACAACCGAGAAAGATGCGCTTATAGGTGTTTCAATGACAGGTATAAGCTCTAACAAGGTTATGAATCTTGATATGGGTGAAGCAGCTAAAGTTGTTAAGAGCGAGAACGCTAGAATAGCTAAGATTATTGGCATAAACAAAGCTGCTAGAACAACTTGTGTTAAACCCGCAGGGACAACATCTCTGGTACTAGGAACGTCATCGGGTATTCATGCATGGCATAACGATTTCTATGTCCGTAGACTACGCGTAGGGAAGAACGAGGCTATCTATTCATATCTAAAGATCAATCATCCTGAACTTGTCGAAGACGAATTCTTTAGAGCTCATGATACAGCTGTAATAAGCGTACCACAACGAGCTCCAAAAGGTTCTACAGTGAGAACTGAATCAGCGTTTGATTTATTAGAGAGGATAAAGAGAGTTTCTACTGAATGGGTTTCTCCAGGTCATAGAAACGGATCTAATACTCATAATGTTTCTGCTACCGTAAGTCTTAAAGATGACGAATGGGATGAAGCTGGAAAATGGATGTGGGATAACAGAGAGTGTTATAATGGCTTATCTGTATTACCATACAATGGTGGTACTTATGTTCAAGCACCGTTTGAGGATATAACTGAAGAAAAGTTTAACAAGATGTTAGAAACACTACATCAAGTCGATCTATCTGGAGTTGTAGAACTAGATGATAATACCGATCTTAAGGATCAGTTAGCTTGCGCAGGTGGTTCTTGCGAGATTACATAGCATAAAAAAAGGGGTAGACTAATTTAGTCCACCCCTATTGCTACTGCATAAGCGATTATCATCACTATAACATATAACGCTTTACTTAATTCTATTCTTCGTCTCATAACTGTATAATCACCCTATCTTATAAAGGGTTAACAGTAAGTACATTAAGGAATTGTTAAGTAATTACAAACTAAAAGGGAAGCTTCACAGCCTCCCTTTTTTAGTATCCAGTAAGTAAGTTGAGTACATCATCAATAGCTTTGTGCCTATGATTATCCTCTAATACTATCTTATAAACGTGTTTACTCTCTCGTATCTTAGCCACATCATCTATGGCCGAATTTAACGGATTTGGTAGATCGATCTGTTGGAAATCACCACAGAAGATCATCATGGAGTTTTTACCTAACCTACCTAAGGCCATTCTAAACTGTGACTTAGTTAAGTTTTGAAACTCATCAATAATAACTACAGCATTGTCAAATGTTCTACCTCTAAAATGTGCTAGAGAGACTAATTCAACCTCTTCGTTATCTACCATCGCTTTAATCTTTTCAGGTTTGTTGTAAACCTTTCTCATATTAGACATAATAGGTACTAGCCAAGGTTCTAACTTGTCTTTCTCATCTCCAGGTAAAAACCCGTTGTCTTCAGTTGCAATAGTTGGTCTGGTAATTATAATCTTATTGTACTCTCGTTTAAAGAACATGTCAAGAGCGACTTGTACAGCTAATAATGTCTTACCACTACCTGCTTTACCTACTACAAAGCTAAATGCATGATTTAACATTTCAGCTTTAGCTTCTCTCTGTTCTTCTGATAAACTAATATTAAATTTAACGTCTCCCTTAGGAGTTCTCTTCTGCTTGTTATCCAATATAATAAAATAAGTTAGTTAATATTAAACACTAGCATACCTATACTTAGTGTCCCCGTCCTCGTCTTTAAATGCTTCTAATGTTTGGTTTCTATTACCATCTTCCTTAATAGATAAGTGTATCCAGGAGAAGTCAAATTCATTAATCATCTGATCATATTCCATATTCGAATCTAGAATATACTTGTAAACTTCTTCGTTACACATTTTACCATTCTTCCAAAACTGAATATCAAGAGCTTCGCCTTTACAATGCTGACTTTTAGTGCTACCACCAATAGTGCGATTAAGCGAGGGGTTGCGATAACCACTACTGATCCTGATAGGACCAAGAGCGTCACGAATAGGCTGTATAAGAACAGTAATAATCCTTTGCAGATTCTGTAAGTGCTTATCATCTGGTTTATTGTCTATACCTAACCTCTTAGCAGTATTGCTTTGAGTGATTTCTGATAGTAAAAAGTTTTTACTTAATCTCATATTATTTAATTATAACGGTTACACTTGGAGCTGTTCCAGCATTTTCCAGGACTAAGTGGTATTTACTAACATCGAATGATATATCATGATCTAATATCAATGTTACTCCAAACGGTACTTTAACGCCCCTCAGCATAAAAACGTTATCAAGGGTGGTTGAAGTATCATGAGCATAAAGCCTCAGTGTTACAACAGCTTCATTAGTACTGTTATTACATATACTAATGCTAGATATGTTACCAGCGTATTGCTGTCCAGTATTATTAGTATCTATATCTACTATAGTTGCAGATCCCCCGTTTATATTAGTATATTTAGCCATATCTTTATCCTATTTTTACTATTCCTCTATCATTCCAAAGATCACCTGATCCTTTCTTTGGGGCTCTTGTTGGTATGGAATTACCATTAAGACCCCTCATTTCAGGTACAGACCCTGTAGCTCCTTGACTTCCCGTTGCACCTCTTGCTCCAGTAGCACCTCTAGCTCCAGTATTCCCACTTTCACCTTTAGCTCCATCTCCAACTTCAGCTTCTAAGTACCTACGTATCTCGCTTAGTTCTTTAGACATCATCTGCATTTGATGTATTATAGGTGCTAGTGTTTCGAAGGAATCCTCATCTACTAGGTAATCGTTACTATCAAACCTACCTTTGATATAAGTTTCCCTCTCTTCAGTTATCTCTCCGTCACCACTACCTATGGCGAACATGTCTTCTTGTTTTGCTGTATCTAATGGCATATCTTATGTTGTTGTATCATATTCAAGAACTACTGTCATACTAGTAGCCCAAACTGCGGAAGTATCCGTTCTCCTTATGGCTATTGTTTCTCCTTTACTAAAAGTCCAGTCAGCAGAGCAATCAACCGTGAATTTCTTTGTGTAAGTACCAGAGTTAACATCAGTACCTCTTTGATCTGTAGTCAAGTTACTATCGTCACCATCTATGTACATCTCTAACTTAGTGCTCTTAGAGTAACTACTAGAGCAGTATGATGCAATCCTAGACACTCTACCATCGAATGGTACTACAAATATACTAGTGTAGGATGAAGCTGATAGACTAGTGCTTTCACTGGTACTAGCACCACTTAGCGTAGCATAGTACCCTGTATTTACGTAACTCGAGTGGTATGCAGCAACTTTAGTATCTATAACTTTATTTGTTGTAGCTATGGTACCTGATACGTCAGGTATATTGAGAGTTCTATTAACTGTGGTGCTATTATTGACTATGGTAGATTTACTGACACCAGAATTATCCATACTTAAATTCCCAGTTATAGTCCCACCACCCTTGGGTAGTGCAGCTCCAGCCGTAGCAGTAGTCGATGTTAGTACTGCATCTCTCGAGGCTACGTTAACTCCATCCACTGTCCCAGTTAGGGTTATATTACCAACTATATCTGCGTGAGTCGAAAGCCTAACACCATTAGAGTGGTTTGGATCAATCCTCTCATCACCATTAGCATTCTTTATCTTTGCATCAGATCGTATATTACCTGATTCATCTACACCCCAAACCTGTTGTCCAGGTCCGTTGAGTATCTTAAACTGCTTATCACTAGTAGCATTGTTATTATAATCTAAGTGAAGGACAAGATCCCCTTCACTTTCGATTTGCAAATACTTCTCTGTACCGGTTATAGTACGTAGCTTCCAAGCCTCTTGATTTATTGGTCCAGACCGTAGTTCGGCAAAATTCCCGGTTGAGGAACTAACATTTACTAAGGATGTTAGAGTCCTTGTGTTAACCCACTTTGTGCCGTTCCACCTCAACATATCACCAATAGTCTTAGTCCCTATATTCGTGTCTGTTAAGCCTGAGACAGTAGTAGAACCACCAGAACTGCTAGCACCCCACTCTGTACCACCAGCGGCTGTAGCCTTTAAGACATGACCAGTAGTTGCGGTGGTAGCTTTTAAATCCACAGCTTCTATTAAACCAATCTTAGCTGCTATTGCTGCCCCGGATACTGCTACAGCGGTGTT